GTCTTGCGCTATTGCCCCGGCGGCTCCATTAATTGCATTAAGTTTCATTTGTTTTTGAACTCCTTAAATTAGTTTATATTTATAAATCTTGTTTAGATTTCAATTCCTCAATAGCTGCGTTTCTTAGCTGATCAATTTTAGCAACGCCCGGAACCGGCGGCGCGGTTTGCGTTGTTTGCGTTGTTTTTTCGCCGGCTGAATTAATAGCTTGTAAACTATCAATAATCTTTTTCCCGTTCTCTAGGTTATTTTCCAACGCGGCTTTATATGTATTATAAAGTTCCTCGTTTTTTGCGGGGATCTTTTTTTCATCAATTGCTTTTTTTAGTATTTCCTCAATCTTTATTTTATTTTCCTCTTGCGCTTTTGTCTTTAAAAGTTCCTCTCTCTCTTTGTCTTTTTTATTTCGTTCCGATAATTCAGAAAACAATTTTTGATTTTCCGCTGCAAGTGTTTTAGTTAAGTTTTTAAGTTCCTCTATTTCGTTTGAAGTGCCGGCAGTTCCGGTATTTGCGGGGGCGGCGGGTTCAATGCTTTTCAAAATGGATTCAATATCTGGCGCGGCGTCCGGGTATTTTGTTTTAATGATATCAAACAATTCTTTTGCTTTGCCGGTTAATTTTTCCAATAGACTCATTTTATATTTTCCATTTGTGAATAAATTTTATTTAAGTTCACTGCAAAGAAAATCCATTAATTCATATTTCTATTATCACCCGTATATATACTAATACCCGTGACCTATAATTTTATTTTAGTATTATTTAATTTGCGGTGAACAATTAAAAGGATTTAGCAAAATGTCAATAACTTATTTATTATCCGATATTAAGCCACTCATTCACAATAGTATTTATTTAGCTCTGGCGAAGAAAATCGAAAATACAGGATCGACCGTATTTTATGATTCGCTTAAAACAGAAGCGGAACTAATCATTTATCAAAATTCAAACTATGAAAGCGGGGACGTTTTGCCGTCGGATTTCAAAAGGATCTTTTCACATATTATTCAATACCTTGCTTTGTCTTTGATAGGTGAAACATCAAAGGACTTTCAAGACAGGATTACAGACTTATATGAGAAAGCAATTGAGGATTTAAAGAAGCTCCCTAAAATTGTTTCGGACGTGGAAATATTAAAAGATAAATCCACAAGCTGCTTTAAAACATTTTCAGACGAAACCCTTTACACATGGTAAATAATTATGATTAATAACTTAATAAATTCGTATAGTGATGTAATGGATAATGTTAATTCACTATTAAAACAAAACGCCGCTTATTTAGGAATAGATATTAATTCCATATTTGAAACAGGCGGGGATATTGACGGGGATAACATCCCGGCGCCTGCAATAGTTTTTTATTTGGAACCATTAGACAATAAAACGCCAAACGCTGCGGGAGCTATTGATTTTTATTTACACTTTGATATTTTATTTAGTGCTGAAAAAAGTTCAACGGCTTTGCGTTCCTGCTATGAAGTAATGGAAAAACTAAATAGAATAATTCCGGCTGCATTCGATTATAAACCTAAACCCAATCCGATAACACACAAAGAAACAAATTCTAACATTGCATTAACAACACTTTCATTTTTGGGCGTGCTAAAGGTGATAAAATGAGTAATATAAAAAAAGGTCGTTATCCAACGGATAATGAAATAATAAAATTTATAAAAGACAATCCTAATAAGTGGAATTTAACAACAATCAGCAACGCATTAGGGATCCACCGCCACACATTGGCACTTAGGAAAAGCAAAAATCCAAAACTAAAGGCGGTTATTGATCACATGAATGAAACCCGTTTGGACTTTGCGGAAAACAAATTAGATGCCGCCGTTGCTAAAGGGAATATTGTTGCAATTATTTTTCTTTTGAAAACACTTGGCAAGGCGCGGGGATACGTCGAAAAGCAAGAAACGGAAATAACAACGCCTAACCAAATTGAAACTATACGATTAGTTGAATATGTAAAAGAGGATTCGGGAATTGTCGGAACTGATATTTAAAACTACAAAAGTATTTCATAAGAATCTGGAAAGCAATAAAAGAATAATCGTAAATCAAGGCGGGACCCGGTCAAGTAAAACCTGGTCAATAGCCCAATTATTTGCTTATAAGATGCTTACTGAAAAAAATAAAGTTTTTGCTATTGTTAGAAAATCAATGCCGTCTTTACGTGCAACTGCTATGAAAGATTTTTTTACAATACTAAAAGACTTAAAAATATATGATGACAGATTTCATAACTTAACAAATAATGTATATTACTATAATAATAATGAAGTTGAATTTTTCTCTATTGATGAAAGCCAAAAAGTAAGGGGACGGAAAAGAAATTATCTCTGGATTAATGAATGCAACGAAATCGAAGAGGAAAAATTTATTCAGTTAATTCTTAGAACAACGGATAAAATATATTTAGATTATAACCCGTCAATTGAAATTGATCATTGGATAGTAAATAATGTTTTGAAACGTGATGATCACGATTTTATAAAAAGCACTTATAAGGATAATCCTTTCTTAGAACCCGAAACAGTTAAGGAAATCGAAAGGCTTCAGTTATTGGATCCGTCTTATTGGCAAATATACGGATTGGGTGAAAGGTCTGATATTCAAACCGGGTCCGTATTTAACCGGAAATATTATAAAGAATATGAGACCTTACCGGATGATGTAAAAGGAATAATTTACTGCGATCCTAATTTGGCAATCAAAAGCAAAGGGGATAATACGGCGGTTGTTCATTTAGTTTACAGTCCTAAAACAAATTATTATTATTTGCCGGATGCAATTTGTCGGAGCTTTTCAGATTCAAACGAATTATTAAACGTTGTATATAATATTTACAGAGAGGGAATAACAAAGGGGATTGGGTTTGATGGAAATGTAACTCAGGAAAGTACATGGACTAATTTAATAAGAGGATGGGCGCGCATTAACGGGAGACCGTTTTTAAGAGTGGATTATAAAAGATATAAAGTTGATGACCTTGCGAAAAATGTTCAAATGACTTGGAATGAGGGACGGATTTTGTTCCCGCCCGGCTTTAGTGATAAATTAGATAATAAAAGATTTCTGATCCAATTATATTCTTTTACAAGCAAAAAAGAAAATAAAAAAGATGACGCCCCGGATGCTTTAATTTGTGCTTTTGAATATATACATGAAAGGCGGCTGCATAAAAAAGCTGAATCCGTTTACAAACAACCAGAAATAAACGCAAATTTTTATAATTATTAAAAGGTAAAAAATGAAATACGTTAATCAAACATTGAAACGAAAATTATATCCAACGGTTCGCGAGGTTCAAAATGCAATAATTAAAGCGGACTATTCAGAGGATAATTTAAGGGATATACGGGAGCTAATGAGTATTTTGGAAAGATTAAGCATTGCAAATCCTAAATTAGCCGGTTATATTTTAACCCGCCGCACTGCAGTTAGTTCGTATGATTGGACTATTAACGGGACGGATCCGGAAAAATCGGAGCTTGCAAAAAAGCGGCTTAAAAAAATCATTAACAGATTACTTCATTATAATATAAACGCTGCTTTATACGGCGCTTTTATCTGTGAATTGGTTTGGTTAAATGATGATGTTCTGGGATTCGTTCCGAGCATTAAAAAGGTATTCAAACCGTACGAAGTCGAAAAAACAGATAATGAAGTGTTTATTATTGAGACTACAAACACAAATGCCGCCGGCTTTAATCGGCTCCCCTTACCGGATAAAATAAACTATTTATATTTAACCGATGAATCCGAATGGGTAGGCGGGGCGCTGCGTTCAATTGTCTACAATGAAATTTTACGGAATGACATGATTCTAGAATGGGCAAATTTTAACCGGAAAATTAAAGGACTCATCCAGGGGTTAGCACATGAAGACGAAAAAGCGGACGCCGGCGCGGCTTTAGATTCGTTTATAAAAGAGGGATTTGCGCTAACATCAAAAGATGTTGAGTTTAAGGTTAATTCCATGACTGATTATAAGGGCTTAACTTCTTTCAAAGAGCTGATTAATAAATTAGAGGAAGATGTTGCAATTGCTATTTTAGGTCAATCAAATACAAATCAATTGCCGGCAAACGGCGGTTCCCGCGCCGCGATAAAAGAATTAAATTTAATACGTGCGGATATTGCTTTTTCAGATATTCAAAGAGTAGAATCCCTTATCAATGATCAATTAATAAAGTCTGATTATAAAATGAATTATGGTTCGTTTGAATCGGATTATGAGTTTAATTTTATCTTTAATGAAGCGCAGGACATTGAAGCAAACGCCCGCGTTGTTGAAATAGGAATTAGAAACGGTATCCCGTTATCAAAGAATGAGGTTTATAATAAATTGAATTTATCCCCCCCTCTTGATGATAATGACGTATTGAAAGCAACGCCAAATATTAATAATTTAGGTTTCTAAAATGAAATTATTATTAACCCGGACGGATTTGCAGACTATAGGAACGCGTGTAATAGGGGCTATTATCGATAATACTTCAAAGGGAATAGATCGATTTGGAAAGCCTTTCAGGAAATACAGCATAAAGCCTTTTGCAATGCCTTACCCTGCTTACTTGAATTTCAGTACAAAAGCAAGTATAAAGCGGAATAAAAAAAACGAATCCGTTTCGTACTTCAAACGTGACGGAGCTTTATTTGTAGTTATTAAAGGCGGTTATAATGCTTTGAAAAAGGAAAGGTTTCAAACGGGTGATAATACGGTAAACTTACAAGTGAGGGGAGCGCGTGGCGGCGGTATGCTAGGGGAGCTTGTAACCGGTGATATAAAAGAAAATTCTATTACTGTTAAATTTAAAACAAGCGAAACGGCTGATCTTGCTTATTATCATACAGTTGCGGGCGTTGGAAAGAGTAAAGTAATACGGGATTTCTTAGGTTTACCACCCTCGCAACTTGCGGAAATTGAGAATGAAATTGCAAACAAGATTAAATTCATTTATCCATAAAAAAGAATATACAAAGTTTGTAAATAATAATCAATGAAGTTTACTTCACTTTTTAGTGAAGTTTATTTCCCTTTCCGCTTTTCAAAATGTTCATTCAAAATAAATCTTATTGTCCCCTGTATGGTTCTATCTTGTTTCTCTGCAAGCGCTTTAATCTTATTCCAGACAATAACATCGATTCTCAATTTATATGAAATTGTTTCTTTACTCATTTATTTCCCTTTCGCATTACTTGAACATTATTAAATTTATCATTCGTAACAGATATATATAAATTGTCTGCTTTCCGGTTCGTTATATATTGATCGGCTTCGCCAAAAGTTAAAAAGGTTTTAACCATAATTCCCTTTGTCTCCGGCTTTCCGGTTTTTGCGTTTTCTCTTACTTCGTATTTCATTTTTTTTGACTATCTTTGTTTTATGAATTTAATAAAATTGATTTTTCGTTATTGTCTGATTGAGTGGAAAATTTTTTGGATCCGTATAAAGCGCGCATTTCCTCAAAAGAAACGTTTTCCGTAGTTTTTTTCACATAAGAATAATTTTTGAAATACCATGCTTTTTTTAGCGGAGCGAATCGGAATTTCATCCCCTTTAATGTCTCTTTTATTGCTTTCGTTTCGCCTGTGACCCATATCCAATTACCAATTAGTTCAATGCTGATATTCTTAATTTTTATTAATGCTTCGATTTTCTCTTTATAGAGTGAATTAAACTCTATTTCTGAATCTGCAAATTTGCCGCTGGCTGCTAATAAATCCCCTAATTCTTTATATTCGGCGTTTATTTCCTGCATTATGAGTGTACTATCAAACCCGCTAACATCCGGGTGATTGATAAATGATAGTTCCCTATAGGCTTTTCTCAGTTCGTTTAAGTCTGCAATATTGTTGAAGTGTTTCATTTTGTTAGTTCCTTTTAAGTGATACAAATTAGTTAAAATCTCTTTAGATCTCCTTGATCAATTTCTGAATTTGACGCGCTTGTTTCTTAAGTCTTTTGAGTTTTTCAGTTTCATGCTCCATAAGCTGAGCAATAGCACAATCAAGGTTCTCATCTGCTCTTTCCCAAAACCTTTCAATGTCACCGAAAATAGAGTTGTCGATAATACCTGATAGATAGATTGCGCATATTTTACCCGGCTTGTCATACCCGAGTACGAAATACCCATCTTCATTGTTATAATATAAATAACCGAATAGGGTGTCTTCTCCGGTTTCGGAATAATATGCCTCTGCCTCAAATTTGCTAAACCGTTTTTTCAATTGTGTTATGTTCATTTTATTAATCCTTTATGTTATTAATTATTAAAATCTCTGTGGTAAATATACCACAAAAAGGATATAACAAAAAGGCATAAATTTATACCCTAATTATTTTAATGTTTTTTAGTGATTTGTGGAACTTTAAAGAATGCGTTTTAAGATATTAAAAATACTCCTTTAATCTGTTTATATTGTTCCTCTGAAATAGGTTTCCAAAAATGCCGGCAATTATACCCGCCCCGGTAAAACAAAACCGGCAAACGCTGCTTATTATCCATTTGGTTAATTTCATTCAAAGTATAAACTTTGTTTAAGTGAGTTTGACAAAATTTGCGTTCTGCAATAGCTCCGACGTATTGGAAGTATTTGCCGCCGGCTTTAATTGTGTTACTTACATTTGTGGCTTGCGTGATAGCTCCTAATCCTGTATTTAATAAAGTGCCTGCATAACGTTCCGAACCTTTCATTAAGTTATTTACTTTTAATTTCTTTTCCTCAAAGGTTGTTTCATTATCGTAAAATATTTTTTTCAGTTTCTTTTCTATTTCAGATCCGAAACGGGAATAACTATCTAAGATAGGGGAGCTAATTAATTTCATTTGTTTTAAGTCGTACGTCCCTAATACGTTTAATTGAATAAACAACTCCCGGCGTAAACCCTCAATAAAATCATCACTAAGATTATAAATAGATTGTAATAGATTCCCCTGTTTACCCGTCTTTATGTATTTGTCAATCTCTGCATAAAGGCGGCGTAAATAATCATCATTCATTTGCGAAAAGTCCATAATCATTTATCCTTATTATTATATTTATATAAACAGTTTACGGAATTAGCTTCCCGGCTTGAATGATGTTCACAAAGGGAACAGGAATAACTACCTACTTTAAGAATCCCGCATATATTTTGAATATTATGAGGGCAAGGTGTAAGGCATTTTTCCCCGTCGGATTCCGCTTTAATTGTTTCGACAAACTTAAAACCTTTTTTCATTCGTTTACTCCTATAATTAAACATTATTATTGCAATTCATTAACCATTGCAATTTAATCTGATTTGCTATTTGTGCAATCATAACGGGGGGAACACTCATTCCGATTATATATTTTGCTTGCATATTATTAAAATGATAATCCATTGGGAAGCTCCCAATTTGTTTATATTCATCATCCGTTAAATAACGCTTTCCGCTGCTATGAATCATTATCCCGCCGCCGTTGTCTGCCACTATCGTGGCGCTTACTAAATTATTATCTTGTTTATAAGTATTAAAACAATGTCCTTTTGGGTGGACACTGGATAAACTTTTCCCGCCTTTACAAATTAATGCGTAAGGCGCATGCGACGGTCTTAAATTATATTCTTTTCCTTTAATATCTCCGGCGTCTATTTCTTTAAACAAAATATTCCGTTCATTAAACGCCAAACTTAATTTATTAAATTGATATTCTTTTTTGTGTCCAATAAAAAAAACGCGTTCTCGTCTTTGCGGAACTCCCATGCTTGCGGCATTTAATAAAAACAATTGGACTTTATAACCGCCCGCTTCAAGTTTATTTATAATTGATTTTGCGTAAACTTTTGCATTGCCGGAAATTAATCCTTTTACGTTTTCTAAAATAAAAATTTTAGGTTTTAATTTCAGGATGGTTTCACAATAAACAAAAACAAGATCATCTAAAATCTGTTTTGTTTGTCCCTCTCTAAACACTTTATTTTTGTTCCAATCCTTTTCTCTATTCCCGGCCATTGAAAAGCTGCTGCAAGGGGGGGACCCGTCTAAAATATCAAGTTTATAAAGTTCATCCGGTAAATCCGTTCTTTTGTTAAACTCTCTCAAGTCCTGAGTATATAAATATTTTGGGTTGTGATTAATTTTATAAACCTCTGAAATTCTTTTATCTATTTCAACGCCACCCAAGTGATTAAAACCGGCAAGTTTATAACCCATCGTGGACCCGCCGCCACAAATAAAAGTTCCAAATACATTATAATTGTTTTTGCTTATACCCGGCGCCGGGTAGCCGTCTTTTAAATACCATTTATATTTAAACAAGTGCTTCATAAAAAATGCTTTCCGCTGTTTTACCACTATCTTTAATTTTCTTTTTTAACAGTTCATAATCAGTCATGCTATATTCTAATTTGAAATAACAAACACTATTCCCTAAATCATCTAAAGAAATTTCCTTGTTTAAGTCCGGGAAAGCATCGAAATTATTTCCAACATCAAAACCTAAATTTTCAAGTTCCTCAATTTCATACTCATTACTTAAAACGTCATAGTCCCAAGATCCAAACTCAGTATTATCCAAGATAATAAATTTCTTTATTTCCTCTTTTGTCAATTCACTTGCGTAAACTATCGGAACTTCTTTATACTTTAATTCCTGCAAGGCTCTCAGTCTCATATTTCCGCCTATTACAATATTATCTTTGTCAATAACAAGCGGGCGTAATTCTAACATTTTAGGAAAGTCTCTTAATGATTCCACTAACTTTTTATATTTGTCATCTTTGATAATGCGGGGATTTTTCGGATTAGGGATTAGTTCACTAATGGAAATTAATTTTATATCAATCATTTATAAATCCTTTGCTTTAAGTTTTCTAATTAGCATTATATCCATTAAATAAATTTTAACCTTTTGCGCTTCATATTCTGCGGAAATATCAAGTTCGATCCAGGGGAAGGTTTTACATACTATTTTTGTTATTTGCCCGGTTTCTGAAATATCTTTTCCGTCGGGATAGTGATCGTTCCCCCCGGAATTATAAATAATTTCCACAATATCAAATTGTCTGAAAATTACTTTATTAATACTAATTAAAACCTCGTTTTCATTTTTCATTTATAAATCCTTTGCTATTGGTTCGGGAAAAATTGGTTTACTATCTAAATTAATTTTTATGCTACATTCTATTTTTGTTATAGTCCTGTAAACTTTGTGGCAAGACAAACATTCTATTATCCTGTAATCTAATTCCGGTTCGTTGTATCTTTCACCTCTATAAACTTTTCTAACTGCAAATTTATCTGATCCGCAAGTTTTACAAAGCATTAAAAAGCTCCTTTCAAAACGTCATTAGTAAACTCCTTTGCCTGGTCTAAATCATTTAGCTGTATGTAATGAGTATATTGGATATTTTCCATTCTCATTCTTTCCTCTATCTTTATAAGCGCGTCCCTAAGTTTCTTTTGCGGTTCGCTCATTACATCCCCTTTTAATTTTACCTCTATAAAGAAAATATTTCCCTTTGCTATAATAAAATGATCTACAAAGCCGGTCATCCCCCGCCCGAATCTTTTATTTGAATTAAAAGTAATTACAATAAATCCGAAGTCCCTCAGCTTGCCTAATGCTTTACTAATTGCCGTTTTTTCTGAAATGTTTTTTACGGGTTGTTTTGTCATGTTCTTTTCCTCGTATAATTAAATTTTAGTTTCTTAACCGGCTGCATTTTCTTAATTGCTTTTCTAATCCGTATTTTGTGGAACTTGCGTTTAATGGATTCGGGAATAAAATCATTTAGTTTCATAAATTACTTTTCCTTATGATTAAGTGATTGTGTGGTTTTATACGTATCATTTACGTCTGTAAAACTATTTATAATTTTGTGCTTTCTGTCTTTTGGATGGATCCCGTAGTAATATTCTTTATTTGTTTTATCGTAGTAAATTGAATATTTCTCAGGCATCCCCGCCGTCCGTCCCTTTAATGGATTAAACTTTAATAGCTGCCAATCCCGGGAGCTTATACGAAGCGGCTTTTCATATTTCGGTCTTAAATAGAATTTCCCTTTCCCCATATTAACCCTTGTTTACTTTTGGCTTTCGGAACTGATCAGCATAAGGACAGGTTGCAAAGTGTGTTATATGACCGGCTTTAGGGTCAAACTTAATATTAAACCCGCCTATCATTCCGCTTTTTTGTGATTCGCTTATGGAATCAGCATTTACGGGGATCCGGCTGCCTGAATGCGTTTCTAAATAATAAATTTGCGTATTACACTTTTTACATTTTGGCATTAGTCCATTCCTTTATAATTGTTAAATATAAATCTTTTGTTAATAAAATATCGGTCATTGCATCATGTAAATCTCCGGCGGCTTCTATTCCTATGTGTTTAGATACCGTTTCAAGTTTGAAGTTTGCAAGCTCCCTGCGCTCATTCATTAAATAAGTCGCTGCTAAATTCATCACATCAATGGGCGGGAAATAAAAAAATGATCCAAAATATTTATTATTGTTTTTCTCAAAAAACTTTCTCAGGAAATCATAATCAAAGCGCGCATTATAACCAACGAAAAAGGCCTTATCTTGTTTATCGTATGGATTAATATATTTACTAAGTAAAGCGTAAAACAAAGTATAAATAACTTTTGGCTCAGGATATTCCGCTAATTGTTCCGGCGTTGTATTGTTCACTTGCAAAGCTGCGGGTTCTATCAAATCAGATTCAAAAGGTTTTAATCTATAATCAAATCTTTCAAGCTCCGTTAATTTGTCGCGTGGGTTAATAGCTTCGTAAACTATCCCTGCAATTTGGATTAATCCGTTTTTATTCGGATCCGTTCCGGTTGTTTCGGTATCAATAAAGATTATTTTAGTTTTCATTTGGGTCCTTTATGGTTATCTGATAATAATTTTATTATTTTCATTTCTTTCTATCTTTCCTTTTTTAATAGTCCATTTCGCATATAAACGCATTAGAGACGTTTTGAGAGACTTTTGCCAAAAACCCATATCTTTATACCCTTTTCCCTTTTTCGTTGAAATTTGGCGTAGTTCCGTTGGAAATTTGGCTGTTTGTGTGGTTTGTCTCAGTCGCTTTTCTCATTAACCGGAAATCCTCATTCTCAAACCTTAACAAAT